TTGCTTCTTTCACAGACCCAAGTCCACGAGAAGAAATTCCAAGTTTAACACCAGCATTAATCAAATCTTTCAGAATACGACCAGAAGGTGTATCAAGAACTTTAATTTTGCCCATTACATCTTTACCTTCCCACCAAACGTCTGTAACCAAATGGGAAACATTTTTAAGATTAATGACAGAATCATCAGGGTGATCAAGTTCACCACAGGCACGATTGTCTTGTACAATCTTCTTGTAGTTATCCATTTCACGCTTTAATATCTTATAGGGGTAGGATCTTCCGTTTCCGTTCTTCTTATCAGCAGTTTGCAACCGACCAGACAAATAAACCACACCATGTTCCATCTCCCTTTTCTCTCGCTCAGATAAAAGATCGCGACAGATCCCATCTTTGCAAAGAGCATTAAATTCTGTTAATAACATTTTTTTCATTTACATCTCCAATGTTTTTAAAATAATGCGGTCTCTCTCCGCTCGTTTCAGGAACCTGAACAGCAACGACGAACAGGTTGTAACATCCATTTCTTACTAATCATTTTTAACTCCATGTTTAAAACCGAAATCATCAACCAGCATTGATAGTATGTAACTTGTACCTGCTGAGATACAACCGCATAAAAATGCATTAATTAATGAATATTCAAAGGTAAATAGTTCTGTAAAACCATTTATCGCCCACATAAAGACACCAACCCAGAAGCCCATACACAAAGGACAATGAAATAATGTGTTCCATTTCTTCGTATAATCCTTCTCTGGTCTCAAATCTTCAAAGATTTTTCCGTAGATGAGAATAAAAGTCATGCCATAACATGCGAGAATAAAATGTAATAAATTCACTAAAACCTCTTTTTAACCATAGTTTGTTAATTTTGAATAGATTTCTAGAAACCTTTTCACGGCTTTATTCATTAATCTACTTTCAACATCAGCTCTGTTTAGGAAATCATTCTGTTCATGCTGTGCCACATATTCTGCCAATTTAGCTTTATCCTCACTATTATTCTTCTTCTTAAGAGAATGGTGTGTTGCGTTGGTGCTGCCCAAGTCCATACCGGTCATACAATCATCCATTTTGTCATCTGGTGTTCTCTTACCGTCGTAATCAAACTTATCATTCCCTTTGGGCTTGGTTTTTTTCTTTTCAATTTCAGGGTTTGCTTCCATTTTCTCCCAACTGATTTTTGCCTTTGGCAATGATCCGGAATATTTGTCCGAGGTTAATCCAGCATCATCTTCTATCGCACCATATGCTAAATCATACATTTTCTTTCCATATTTTTCTTTTTTATTACCGCGCATTTCTTGCTCTACATAAACTGCGCCGATCTGATAAGTATTGGGTATGCAATTAAACCTTTCATCTCCCGAATCTGTTAATAGGTCAACTGAAATATATCCGATAATATAAAAATCATCAACATATTTCTTTTTCTTATATAAGATAATGGCGTGTGTTTCACCATCTGTTTCATGAAAGACAGAAAGATTGGGTTCCAATTCTCTCTCATCATAGGGAAAGTCTGGTGCGTTTTCGGATTCTTGTAGTGTGAATCTTCTCCATTCATTAAGAATTCTCTTCATTAGTAAATATACCTTCCATACATATACGGAGCAAACATATTACCTCTTGTGATTGAGCCCTTTTCTGCTTCTTGTGGAACTTCTCCCAATTCAGTTGTATGATCTTCATCAGGGTTCAGTAGCGCATCATCCATCATATCATCGTGTGCCTCCAGAGAATCCATTGCTGGTTTTTCTTCTTTAAACCACTCCGCTATGTTTAGCAGAGCAGACTTAACTGAATCATATTTTTTTGAATCCAATATATTTGCTTCCATAGAGCCATAAATATTACCACCTTGAATAGAATCATAAGCGACAATTCCCTTTTTTCTTAAGAATTCAAACATGCGGGACTCTGCTCCGTAAACACTATCTGTTAACATATCTTTTGCAAAAGCAACAACTTTTTTTTTCTCTTGCATTAGGACAATATCAATGTCTTTATGATCATATATCATGATATCACCATTTAAACTTTCTCTAGCGTTTAGTTCAAATGTATATTTTTTCATTTTATTATTGACAATAGAAATAGAAACAGAAGGTTTGACATTAACTTCTACATCTTTTTTTAAATCTAATTCTACTCGTCCTTCTTCTTTTTCTTGTTGTGTAATTACATCAACTCCTGAAGGAGTCAGAACATTAACGCGGACCATTATATTTCTCCCATCAAATCTTGAATGTAGAATAATTTCTTAACGAGTTTCTCATCCAATGGTTTTTTAGTAAAATCTTCTAAAACTACCGAGACTTTCTCAAGATTTTCACGTTTTTCTTTTGAAAAGGTGTCTATACTGCTTGAAAGCTTTTCGGAGAGTTTTTGCTTTAAATTTCCAACTTCTTCATTAACAAAAGATTTTAGTCCGAGACCGTTATCTGCGAAGGAGGTAATATAATTTGTGAGAAGTTTTTTCTGGTTTTCCTTAAGAGAATTTTTATAGGTGTCGTTAAACTTTCCAACGAATGTTTTATAAGTAAGGTTGTCTATGTGCTTCATTTCTTTCTCGTGATTCTCGGAAGGAACAAGCAAAGACTTAACCTTTGTCTCAACAATAAGGCGAGACTTAGCATTTGAAATATTATCTTGAAACCATGAACCAACTGTGGCTATATCTTTGTAGTTTGGAACAAAATTCTTGAATACATCAGCACCTAGCTGTTGGTTTATCTGTGAGATTGCCTTTGTTTGTGCGTTGAATACAGATTTACGGTCTATCTTATTGTAATCTTTCTTTGTCTCAATGAGAAAGCGATCCGTGAAGTCTTTGGTCATTTTATCTTTGTTTTCTAAGATTGACTTGTATAGTTCTAAATCTCTATGCAATGGAGAACCATTCTTAAAGTTTTCTTTAATTATCTTTACAATCTTCGCTTTACGACCTTCTTGCTGTCTAACAACAGCTTTCGTGAGTTCCTTTACAAGAGATTCGTAAAGAAAAGCGGTATTTCTTTTCTTATTGTGTTTCATCTAAATTTCTCCGTAATATGTTGTTCCTTTATATTGATGGGGCTGGCCGTTTCCTTTATTTTTGGAAAGTAGAACATCTTTCCAAGTATCACCCTTTGCTATGTCTTTTTTATCAATTTTTGCAAAAATAGCTTTTTTGACTTCTTCCTCTTCTTCTTTACTTAAAGTAAGTTTTTCTTCGCTTTCATTAATACTTTGCAATTCTTCTTTTATTAATTGCTTTATTCTTTCAAGAGTTAGTTTCATCTGTTTTCACCTTTTTTAGTAGATTTTTAATTAAGTTATCAACTTGTTTTGATGTTTTAAATAGTTTATCTTCTTCTGTTTCCTTACCTTCAGTAATTCCACGAGCCAAAGAGTCTAGTCCACCAAAACCCGACTTTCCTTGGAATGTCGTTCTGTATGTATTTCCATACTCACCAGTGGCTTGGTTTTTGAATTGCTTCTTCCTACCTCCTTTTGAATATGATGTCTGATGACGCTTGTATTTGCCACGCTTATATGTTGGTTCGTCATCGCGTTTAGCTGGTGGTTCAGCCAAGAGAACGTCGTCATTTTGATCACCCCCTTCGGCACCAGGGCTCTCGTCCCCAGCAGCCTCGCCTCCGGCATCACCACCTAAATCTAATCCCCCAGCATCGTCTCCACCTAAGTCTAGACCTCCACCGGAATCTCCACCACCCATATCTAATCCACCACCAGTATCCCCACCGCCTTCAGCGGGTTGAGCGGCAGCTTCTAGACTAGCAGCGAACTTTTTATCAAAGAACATTTCTCGTTGCATTCTAACAAACTCTTCATCGGAAAGACCAAACAAGTTTTCGGCTACCCATCGTTTTGAGAAGTATCCTTCTGTAGCGTTTCCAGCTACAGAGAATTTCTTATCCCAATGTTCAAGTTCTTGCAATTCAGCAATCTTTGAAGGGTTGTTTAATTGTAATTTAAAAGAAAGAAGATCATCATTGCGGAATCCCATTGTGAACAAGTGAACGATTCCAATCTTCTCAAGTTCTGCTATAACAACTCTTTGAAGTCTTTGTATTGTTCTAGCAAAACGAATGTCTTTTTGTGCGAGTGTTGTCTTATCTTCTTGCGCTCCATCTCCCATTGTAAGATAGGATTGAGGAACTTTAAGAGCAGAGAACAACTTGTCTCGCAAATATTTAACATCTTCAATTGTAGCAGTCATTGCTCCACCGGGAAGATTCTGTATGTCTGTGTTTGATGTTCCACGAATAGGAATATAATAATCTTCTTCAATTGATAAAGGATTATAACGAAGATCAAGTCGCCCTGTTGTTGGGTCTGTAACTTGATGTCGCTTCATTTGTGTCATAACTTTCTGCATGTATTGTTCCACGTCTTGTGGGGGAATATTTCCAACATCAATTTTAAAAACTCGTCTCTCTGGGGCACGGACAATTCTATAAGCCATCATAGCATCTTCAAGTAAAGTAAGCTGTCTCCAGATTCTACGAGCAGGTTCCAAGACAGATGTTCCATAGGGAGCATGCTTATCGTTTCCAAGAATACGGAAGTGAGCCATTTGCCAGTTTTCTAAAGTCATACCAGCGGAATTCCATTGATACTGGACATAATTTGGATTACTATCGTCTTCACCCTCAAGTCTTTCGATCTCTTGAGGAGGCAGTCCAATAACTGCACGAATACCCATTGCTTCTTCGATGTCTAAATACATAAAGAGATCTCCGTACTTACACATTGTACGACACCAACCGAATAAATTGTGTTCAATATTTAATACATTATGATACAAATTATCTAGAATTGTCTTGATCTCATCATTTGGACACTTAATACGCAACATAGCCTGTAGAGACGAATGAGTTGTCATCTCATCTGCGTAAATATCCAATGAGGAAGCACATTCAGGTGTGTATTCCATCTGATCAAAATCAACATAACGCTCATTACGATTTCTATTTGAAATCATATTCACAGCCATAATATTCATGGGGTTATATTCTTGCTTTTTAAACTGCTTTCCGGAAGCAGAATTAAAACGAGAAGCGTACTGATCCAAGTGTTGCCTTCTTAATTGGCGACCTTGCTGTGTTCTTCTTTGTGTAATCGGACCGGAAAACAATCTTGTTAGGGAACGGAAAAGACCATTCTCCGGGTTATAGGGATTCTTCCCTAAGTTTCTATTTTTCTTAGCCATTTATTATCCTTTGAATATCCATGCGAAATTTCTTGCAT